AACCAGATACGCGTGATGCGCTGACTGCAGCGGCAGGGGCCGCTAAAAGAATGGGCGCAGGTATGCCTTGCGTTCCAAAGGCAAGATTTTATAGGAATTTTACCAATTTTGTTAGAAATTGGATGAGGCATAATTTAAAGCCAATCAATGTTTCAGAAGATATTTCCCTTGAAACATGGCTAAACCTAGCTCCTTATACAGTTTCCAGGAAGAAACAGCTTTATAAGCTTAAGGATGCACCAATCAAAGAAAGGGATGTAAATATGAAATCATTCGTGAAAGATGAAACCTATGCAGAATTTAAACATGCACGGATGATTAATAGTAGAAGTGATCGTGTAAAAGTGTTGATCGGGCCTCTGATCAGTAAAATTTCTGAAATTGTGTTTAAGAACCCACATTTTATTAAAAATGTGCCTGTCCCGGATAGACCTGCGGTTATCCGAGAAAGGTTTTTAGGTGTTCAAGGCTCATACACAATAACAGATTATACTTCTTTTGAAGCACATTTCACGGAGAGTTTGATGAAATCTTGCGAACTTAATTTATACAGGTATATGACCAAAAATTTAATCAACCACAAAGAAATAATGGATTTTTTTATTAAGACAATTTCCGGCACAAATGTTTGTCAATTTAAGAAAATGACCGTTTCAGTAAAAGCCACCAGGATGTCAGGTGAGATGGTCACCTCCCTTGGGAATGGCTTCACGAATCTCATGCTAATGCTTTATGTTTGTAAAATGAATGGAGCAAAATGCACGGGATTCGTAGAAGGAGACGATGGATTATTTAAAGTTGAAGGCAAGATACACGGAAGCGATTTTGAAAAAATAGGTTGCAACATCAAACTACACCAGGTGGACAAAATAGGAGATGCCAGTTTCTGTGGCATGTTGTTCAATGAGGAAACTATGGATATAGTGACTGACCCGATAGTCGCAGCGATAGATTTCTGTTGGACGACCAAGCAATATTGCAAGGCCAGCGACAGAACTCTTCAAGAGTTATTGCGGTGCAAAGCGTATTCGTTGCTATATTCTTATCCCAATTGTCCAATACTCCAAACCCTGGCATTAACTGCATTGGAAAGAACCAATCACATATCAAAGGACCGCCTAATAACAAGATTATTGTCATCCAAAATATCACAATGGGATTTTGAACACTACAAAAAGGCACTTGAAAGTGACCTGAAACTGAAGAAGATTGATATCAACAATAGGATTTTTGTAGAAGAGAAATTTAAAATCCCCATTGAGAAACAAGAAATGATAGAATCCAATTTCCTTAAAGGCGATTATCAAATCCCACTAGATTTGATTCCTAAAGACATTATGAAATTTTCCAGTGAGTACATAATAAACCGTTACGACACTTTTAATTGTAAATTTGTAAATAAAGAGCC